TTACGATATTGGTTACCACTATTTTCTACAATTACGTAATTAGATCCAAGAACTTTAACTGTTCCTACTTCACCAGATTCTTTAACAACTACTGTATCACCAACGTTAAATAATTTACCATCAATATAGGATTCTCTAATTGGTGATACTGAATTAAGTTGTATATGGTTTTTAAATTCTTTTTGTTCTTTTAGCCCAATACCTTTACGTACTGCATTGTATACTTGTTTTGATTCTGCATTTGAAAGTCTCTTAGGCATATATTGTGCAAATTTAGTAAAGTCACCATCCTCTGCATATCCTCTTAACTTAGTACCAGATACACCTTCAACACCCTTAGATTCAGGATCTCTATTTCCAGCACTCATTACAGAAATACGTTCGAAGTTATAAAATCCGTGTCTAGCCTTTTTACCGTTATATTTGTTTAAAGTAATCTCGTACTCGCGTACGCGATCTGAACCTGCAACAATTACGACTCTCTTAAATCCTTCATTATAAAAAGCTGTCATAGCATCAAAGATAGTCTTCAACTTTTTATCCATCATGATCTGACGTGCATACTGAGGAAATCCCTTACGTGCAAATTTAACCTTTTGCATAAATGGTATAGGATTCTTTTTATTATCTTCAGACTGTGTCAGATAAATTCTAAAGGGATTATTTCCTGCCTTTGCTTTTAGAAAATCTAAAAGCTTTTCATGACCAGCCGTAGGAGGATTCATTCGACCCCATACAAAGTATAAGGTTTTTTCCTCTTCAACCAGATAATTACGAAATGAATTAATCATCCCTTTTTTCTTTCCACTTCTGCTTTACGAATTTTAGGAAACATCTTACGAGCGATTCTTTTAATTCTTGCCTGCATTGCTGGTTTATCTAGTCTTTTTTCAATCTCTTGTTTTCTAGCAAAGGAAAGATCTTTTTTAGGAATATCTTTTGTAAGCTTACGAACTATAAGATCACGGGCTTTTCTCATTGATCTTTTTTCTAATTTTCCCTTATCAGCCATTTTGCGTTTTGCACGCATACGACCAATCTTAATTCTAGATTTCATACGTTTCATAAGTCGCGAACGTTTCATACGTTGCGCCATATTAAGAGCTTCTTCTACATCAGTAGATTCGCCTACTGGGCCACCTTCACCTACACTGTTCAATCTTCTCCGTCTGTAAGCACGGTAATTTGTTAGCTCGTCCTCGCCTGGACGATACTCTACAGTGTACATGTCTTTAAATGAAAGAGCGTCTGGATTCTGATAAATGTCTTTAAAGCGAACGATATCCGCCATTAGTTTCTCCCTGGTTTATCCCATCCTTTTAAAATATTCGGGCTAAAGTTGGCGAATGAAAATTCCATTCGATCAACAATCTTAACCGCATCACCACCAAGCTTATCAATAGCTACATAACCTTCTTGACCCGTTACCCTATATCCCCTTTTAGTCTTAAGGAAGGTTTGAGTCATATTGAGCTTGTTAAGTATATTTATAAGTTTTAACTTCGCTAGAATTATAACTTTTTGCAATTCGAACATTTGTACAAGGGATTGTTTATTTTTTTGTGAAAAGAAATTTAATATTTCCCCAAGCTTCATTCGCTGGGCATCTTTGCCTTTATCAGTAGTTCTTTTGTCAATTTCTTTTTTAAATTTTTGCTGGATAAAACGAATAAGCGCATCCACACGTTTAGCTGGATCAGGTGGCAATGCCTGAGCTCGTACATATGAATTAGTATGTTGCTCAATCAGCTGTGTAAGATCTTTATTCTTTTCAAGCTGTCTAAGGGTAGATCCTGCAATCTTATTAAAAATAAATCCTGCAGTAGAAAGATATTCATTTACCTCATCGGTATCTTTTTTAGACATAGTATATTGTGTCATGTCACGAAGTTTAGCATCTTGTGACCATACATTCTTCGAAGGCTTAAGACCTGATGCATCAAAATTATATGAAGCTTTCATTGTTTCGAATGTTGGTCCTTTGTACGCCGTATGCCATACAATTCCAATCTTTGTTCTCTGAGCTTGCTTGGCCATGTCCGTGCCAGCCGGAATTGCATAAACAATTGTATTGGGGTGAAACGTAAGATAGGGCTTACCTTTGATCTTTCTAATTTTAAGATCACCCGGTCCAAATAAGAAATCACCTTGAATAACTCCTTTAATTCCTAGTTCAGGTAGATACTGTAAAGCAAGCTTAAGTTTTGTAGAAAGATCGCCGCTAGTATCAGCATCAATGTCAGCATCACTCTTGTATATTTTGGGAGATTTGTTAAAGATCCCTTTCTTCGCCACGAAGAATCGCTTATCACTAGGATCAATCCCAGCAAACACAGCAGGAGCACCGTCCCATTTAACACTAACATTTCCATCATGTACTCCTCCTAAAGCATCTCTGAGGGAACGTAAAGCGAGAATAGCCTCACGAGTTCCTTTCACACCACCATAGAAAACCTTGTCCTCGATGTGTGTCATGTGCGTATTTTTTTGTTCAGTTATGAAATCTGAAAATTGCATTATTCGTTATCCACTAGTACTAGAGTAAATTCTACTGATATAACTGCATTAGTAGCCCCTTTAGTTCTCACCTCAAGATCTGTTTTTTCGGTAAACTTAATAGGAACTGCAAATTCAAGCGTCTGGTTACTCTGATATAAGGCCATTGTTTGAGCAACTCTAAATGATGCTCCAAAAGGTTTCTGAAACATACCAAGTACAGTTTCTTGGTTTTTGGATGCTGATGCTGATATCTGTAAAAGATATCCCGTCTTTCCAGCAGGAACGGTATAGAATGCTTGCAGAGTTTGACCATAACCAGCATCAACACGAGTAACCACTGTGCCTCCCACAGAGACAGTAATATTATGTTGATTCGGTTGGCCATCAGAATAATATGCCCTATTGATTCTATGGAAGGTTTGAGTACCTGTGACTGATGTGCCAGTCAGTGAAAGTGTTTCGGTTGCAAAGTTATAGTCAGTATCTAAACCTTCAATCACTAGATCTCCAGCATCAGCAGCATTTGATGTAACAGTAGCAGTGCCAGGAAATGCTGAGTAATCCAAAGTGGATGTAGAGGCAGTATCAGCAGCAGTCCATACAGTTGAAAAAGTAGTCGTCGCAGTACCTTCAACTAATCCAAATTTACTAACACCAGTATAACCAGCTAGATCTCCAGCAGAAATAATGATATTTGATGCAGCACCAAAGGTGTTAATAATATTGCCGTCTTGGTCTGCAATCATTACAACTTCAAACAACTTACCGTTGTTTGAAATATAGCGGTTTTTATTTGTATTCCAAATAGCCATTAGAACTGTAACTTTGGTTTAATTGTCCCTTGGGTAATAACATCCAAGTGGACTTGTGATTGTTTTAAAGAACCAACGAATAATACCTCACCCCGTCTAGCTGCTGGGGTTTTATTAATCATAAGGATCAAAGGATTTTTATTAAGATAATTAAATGCAGCTTTAACATAAGGTGTTTCTACCTTAGTAACCCATTCTCTTTTTAGTTTAGGATTTCTCATGATAGCTTTAATTTGCGCAGCATTTACCCCATTCACTTCTTTTCCCATATTCTTAATATTTTGATCAGAGTCTCTTATAGCTAATCCAGCTCCCACCATTTTATCCATAGGTACTGTTCCTCCAAGTTTAAAGTTTTTGAAGAAACCGTCACCGCCAAGATCTCCAGCTTTTACCTCATAGGCCTGACCTTTAATATTAATATCAGCTGCTGATGCTGAACCTCCCCCTAGTGTAGCATCATCTAAAAGAAAGTAAAGAGTTGCCTCTCCTGGTCCTACACCCTTTAGATTATAATTATGAAGTGCTAAAAAATTATTTTTATTCGAATCTCTTAACTTTTTGATAAGAGTATTCATCTTGCTAGTAGAAGGTTTGCCTTTAATAGTATCTTTTAAATCAAACTTTGGAAAAAAATGAATATTAAAAAGATGTTGGATTTCTGCCTTATACCGATCAGTAATAAAATCTGATGGTGATAAGTTAAAAGAAGTAACTCTAAGGGCTCTTCTCATAAATTCGGGATCTAGATCATCTACGTTCACGGCTGCCATCTCCCTTAAATATTTTGACAATCTCTTCATTTTTTTCTCCAAGCTAATATTAATTATTAACTATACTCTATTTATACTGAAAAGTAAACAAAAAAATGATCTTAAAAATTTCTTTTTAATAAATAATTTCTACGAATTGAAAGTAATCTATATTATGCCACTAACTAAAGGAGGCACACATGGAAGTGCTTAATAATATTAGGGGCTGGGCTGGTAGTCTAGCTGATGTAGGTATTAGTTTAGCAGCTTTGGCTATTGTAGCAGAAGCCCTAGGTTTAAACAATATGCCATTCATGCCAGAAGGTCTTAGCGTAGTTGATAATGTATCTTCAATGATTTCATCTCTTGGCTCACAAGGGGTGATGGGATTAATTGCTATTTGGATTCTCTGGGGAATCTGGAACAGAAAGTAAAAACAAAACTATAACTGATCAGTTAGACTAAAAAGGGAGGGGAACTAAAATCTCCTCCCTTTCTATTTACTGGGTGTGTAGGTTATTTTAGAGGAATAAGTCCTACCGCTGCAAGAGGTGAGTCTGTATCTCTTGACATTTTTGTGTAGTACTCCTTAAACTCTGCAAGACCAGGGATAACACCCATATGATCGTTCTTAAAGTAAACGAACAATGGACGAGATACCTTGTATGATCCATCAGCAATAGTAGCAAATGTTGGCGCTACATCATTTACCTTTGAACCTTGTACTTTGTCTAGATTACTGTCAAGGAAAGAAAATCCAAATACACCGAACATATTTGGATCTGCAACTAGCTTTTCGACAATCAAATTATCGTTTTCGCCCATAATGATAACCGCGCCGTCTTCTCTCATTGTAGAACACTTTGCTTTAATTTCTTTTTTCGGAACACCCATTTCCTTACAAGCACCATGCATTACTAATTCAATGAATGCATCTCTTGTACCTGAGGTTGGAGGTGGTACCATGATTGAGATAGGAGTTGCAGGAAGTCGTGGATCAATATCAGCCCATAACTTAAATTTTGTATCACTTACAGCTTTAAAGATTTGTTCTTTTGTGAAAGAGACCTTTGGTCCATCAATTGAATTTGAAATTGTAATTCCATCAAATCCAATTTGAACTTCTTCAAATGTGACATTGTTTGCAGCACATTTTTCTGCTTCTTTTTTCTTCATGGCACGTGATGCGCCAGTCATATCTGGATGTTTAACTCCAATGCCATTGCAAAAGAGTTTTATTCCACCACCGGTACCGGTTGATTCGACGATAACACGAGATCCTGTATCTTGTGCAAATTTTTCGGCAGCGATTGTGGTGAATGGATAAACTGTTGATGAGCCAACAGAAACGATAGTATCTCGTGCATGCGCATTTGAGGCCGCTAACACGAGTGCGAGCGAAAAGATAATTTTTTTCATAAGTTTTTCCCTGTTAAAATTGAAAATGAGGACACTCAACTATCCTCATTACTATTTAACTAAACTAACGATTATTTTTCGTTAAGCTTTTATTAAGTTTTTCCCGATCACGATCATTGTATTGCTTGATTGCATACTGTCGGGCCTTTTCCCGGTTTTCCGGATATAGGTGTTCGAATCCCTTCATGTTCCAGCTTTTTGCCCAAGCAGCAACCTGATCCAGACTATGTGCCTTCATACCGAACTACCTTTACCAATAGGTTGACTAGTATACGAATCAACATAATCACCATCATACTGATATACGCGATCACGCGTTTCTTTTATTAAAATACTTCCCTCATATCGATAGGTTATCAAGGTGTGTCGAAACACACCTTGACTTGGTAACTGATCAAGAGCAGATTTAAAAGGACCTTCTGACATTATGCCACCTCGGATATAATAGAATTAATTTCATCTCTGGTAACATAGTTCCACTGTGGATAACTTTTACTAGGATGTCTTGTATCAAACATCCTACCTAGTCGATTAATAACGCATGTTGTAGCTTTATTGTCGGTAGTTTCAATCTTATAAGATCCTCCCACCCGTTCAATAAAGTATATGCTTCCTCTCCAACCATCTTCCGCAAAACGAAAACGATCACCAATAATACCATTAAAAGTCTTTCTACATTTTAACATTATGCTGCCTCCGCAAATTCAATAGCGGTTTTCAGTGCGTCGCGCTTGCGAACCTGATTACCGCCAAACCATGATGAATACAGACGATTGTCTGCGTTCCGACCTTGAACGTGGTCGGTAATATAGGTAACAGAATTAAATGCCTGCCACCAAGATCCTTCACCATATGCTGCACCTGGTTGTGTTTCCAGAACCTCGTGTGCAAGTTTAGCATTACGTGAAAGAGTTTCCATTGAAAGATCTTTTCCCTGTACGCGCTTATCAGCAGTACGTGGGAAGACCGCATTCAAATATTCGATATAGGAATCTGTAGTAAATCTTTTACCAGCAAGAAACTGTGCCATATCTTTATATGTAGTCATTTTAGCTTTGGCAATACCAAGAGCGGTCTTTACCTGACTTGCATCGAATTCTACACGATGACCGACCTTAACAGAATTATCTTTTTTACTGTCAAGTGAAAGTGAAAGTGTATTGTTGCAAACTACGCGAATTGGTGTAAAGCGAACATCGATTGCCTTACCGTATTGATGGGGGTTTGAGAAAAGCAAATAAGAGTCAATACGATCTTTTCCAAAAAGCTCAAATGAATCTTTTACCTTTGCTAGTGCCCATACCATTTGTCCATCTTTTAATGAACCAGCAGTGTTCATTTCCATATCACCAGACATTACGAATTCATGAAAAAATTCAAATGCTGTTTCATTTTGTACAGGATTCCAGTTTT